AAGAGATATTAAGATCGATAAAATATTAGAAGATGTCTAAGTATTACTTTTTAAATTTATTTGGCTTAAGAAGTGAATTACTTGAACTTGGATTTAAGGAAGACGATAAGCGTATATTTCCTATGGAAATGAATTACATGGCAGTAGATCTAAATAAAAAAACTTTCTTCGCTGAGGAATACGCAGAAGCGGTAATAAAAAGGTTAGACTATAAAGCAATACCCGTGGAATATTTTATGAAGAAGTTAGTTGTGTTTCAAAGAGATAAGAAAATCGATAATATTTTAAACGATGAATAAATACGTAATTAAAATAAGTATGGAATCGACTACTTATCTAAAAGATTTGGGATTTTATTCAGAAGACGAAAAACACTTTAACAAATATTTTGAACACCTTAACAAATATTTTGAATACTTCTCAATAAACTTAGAAAAACAATCAGTTATATCTCATACATCACACGATTTGTTATACCAAGAAGTTAGGTTGATTTCCTTAGCAGAACTTAAAGCTATACTAAGAGATAAGAGAATTGATAATATATTAAATAATGAGTAAATATTCTTTAATATTATCACCCCCCTTTAATACTGATGATAGTATAGATCATATCGTTGGGTATATTATGGAAAACTTTGAGTATAGCGATACTATCCTCAACTATGATCAAATCAAATTTAAACTAAATATCGGTTTACTTATAAGAAGCGTGTGGGTGGATACGGAAGAAATGACATGTGTAGTAGACTTGGAATTGGAAGAAGACGAAGATGATTATATAAATATATCCAAACTTAAATCAATATTAAGGGAAGAAAAAATTGATAACTTATTGAATGATTAGTATCTTTGTCCTATTATGGGAGGCAATGCAATAAAAATAGCGGAAAGAGTACCGAAAGATAAATTCTTTGAATATGCGAAGAAGATTATTCCTATGGTCGAAAAAGCATTTGATACTAAGGTATCAATGGTTAATAGTTTTAAAAACAAAACTGACTTTGGTGATTTAGATCTATTAGTATTAGAGAATAAAAATATTTTGAATAGAAGAAAAGTTATTGAACAAACATTTGATCCACAAGAGATTAAAGTTAACTCTCATATCATCAGTTTTAACCATAACGAATTACAAGTAGATTTAATTTTCACATCTAAGGAAGATTGGGGAACATCTAAGATCTTCTTCGAATGGGGTGATCTTGGGAACTTCATGGGCAAGCTAATTAATAACTATGGAGATTTAGCTGACCACGGATACTTATTGAAATACGGATTCGATGGACTAAAGTGTAAGATCTTAGAACAAGGTAAAACCAAATTAGTCTTTATCTCTAAAGATAATAAAGAAGTATTCAAATTCTTAGGATTAGACTTCAATAAGTGGGAAGAAGGTTTTAATGATAAACTAGATATGTTTGATTACGTCATCACCTCTCCTATGTTTGACTATCCTGCTTTCCAATGGGAAAACTTAAACAGTATTAACAAGGATCGCAATAAAAGACGACCTGCTTATATCGAGTTCTTAGAATATATTAAGGATCATAAGAAAGTAATTCCTTGGAATAACCATCCAAAAGAATATTTAGATATTATTAAAAATTTCTTTAGTGTTGATCTTTTAGAAGAAAGAAAGAATTTTACCAAAGATATTGTTATTAAAAATATTATCAAAGATAAGTTTAATGGTACTATTATTAAGGAACTGATTCCTTATCTAGACGGAAAGGAACTAGGTAAGTTTATAGATAGTTATAAAAAATCAAAGGAAAATTTTGATCAATATGTATATGAAACTGATAGAGTATATGTAGCACAAAATATTCTTGATTTTTGGCACACTATATATACTACCAAATAGTTTTAAGCATTTCGGGACTTATCTTAACTATACCATTATCACCTTTTAGGACATAAACACCAAGAGAAGTAAATTCATTTACGATGTTATTTACTTTCTCGATCTCTTTTTTGTCTAGATCTTTTAAACTTTCTATTAAGTTAATCATTTCTTCATATCTTAATTCTATTCTATTCCCTAAAAAGTAAATTAGATTAAAGTTAGCGTCTTGGTACTTTTCTATTTCACCTCTTATAGATAATTCATGTGAAAAGTGATTAAGGCTAGTTTCTACACCAATAGAAGGCATAGAAAATCTCCAACCATCAAAAACAAATTCTCTTGTCTGATGATCATAATTATCTAAGAAACTAACGAAATCGAAATGTATAAAGTTATGTTTATCGAACTCTACTTCTTTAAAGATTACATCATCTTCCTTGGTGAACTTTACGAATTCTACAAATAAATAAAACACATCTACTGCTCTAAGTGCATTAAATCTAAAACCTTTTAGGTTAAATTTTATATACTTTCTTAGTATAGTTATTATGGTGCTAATTATTCCGAAGATGTTTGAGTTACTTAAAGATTTATTGAAAAACTCTCGATCCTTATCAGAACCTTTGGATATTGTTATCCTTAGACCCCTATCATAGAAATACCCCTGAGTGGGGAGGTCGGTGATATAGATTTCTTTAGAATCTTTAGTAAAAATTTTCTTAAAAAAATTGATCATATAAACTATATATTAAAGAAAACATTTATCGTTTTTTTAATATAAGGTAAAAATAACAGTTACTTATGAGTAAGATATCGAAGCACCAAAAAGAGGGTAAACATAGTTTGACCTATGATATCATCTTTAAGGGAAAGAAAGAAAAATTAACAGAGGAAGACGATGTACAAATAACTGATTATCAAGAAACATTTCAATATGATCCAGGATCGAGAGTATATGATGAAGCATATAATAACGATGACTTCGAAAGAAGAAAGAGGGTTACTGATAAAGTATATGCGATAATTAGAGATAAGACAGACGTAAACTTAGATGCTAATAGAAGAAAACCATCTAAGAAAGATTTCAATGAATACTTTGTTATATTAAAAAAGGAATTAGAAGGTGAAAAGTTCACTAATGTAGAATTGTTCAATGAACTTGCTGTTTATTTTTCTGATAACCTTTTCACTATATTTAAATTATTAGACAATAAGTGGAGAAATAAAATCATTGAAGAATTACAAGAACATATTGGCAATGCTCCAAAAAGTTCCACAGAAGTTTCTGTTAGGAATTTAACAGAAGGTAGTGAGATCGAATTTCTCTACTACGATGATGTAGAGGATGAGGAAAAATTAATCACAGGTGTTGTATTGGAATATAATAAAGAAGAGGAACATTTTAAGGTAGATAGTTTCGAAAATATTTATTTAGTTGAATTAGCGGCTATTAATAAAATCTTAAACAACAGAAAATTCAAACACAATCTAAGTAAGTTGATTAACATCGACTTTTTATAGTAGTAAAAGTTTTTTCCCGTTTTTTAATTTCAGTAAATTTTTTTCTGATAAAAAAACTAGATATATAATAGTACCTAAAAATAAAAAAAATAATAATAATTAACATGGAAGATACTTTAAACGAAAGAAAAAGAAAAGAAAACGAGATGAAAAAAGAATTAACAATTTTTACAATAGAAGAAATTATGGAATCAAGTATTGATTACTTCGATGGTGATCAATTAGCAGCACAGGTTTGGAAAAACAAATATGCATTAAAAGATTCAGATGGAAACATTTATGAGAAAAATCCTGATATGATGCATGATAGAATTGCATCTGAGATATACAGAATGGAACAGAAGTATGATAACCCAATGGAGTTAGAACAAATAAAAGGGCTTATCAAAGATTTTAAATATATTATACCACAAGGTTCACCAATGAGTGGAATTGGTAACAATTTTCAAAAAGTATCATTATCAAACTGTTTTGTGATCGGTGATGATGGAAAGGATTCTGATTCGTATGGTTACATTATGAAGACTGACGAAGAACAAGTTCAGTTAATGAAAAGACGTGGTGGTGTTGGACATGATTTATCTAACATTCGACCAAAAGGAAGTGCTGTTAAGAACTCAGCTTTAACTTCAACAGGTGTTGTTCCATTTATGGAAAGATATTCAAACTCTACAAGAGAAGTAGCACAGGACGGTAGACGTGGTGCATTAATGTTGAGTATATCTTCTAAGCATCCTGATTCGGAAGCATTTATCGATGCTAAATTAGATGGCACTAGAGTAACAGGTGCTAACATTTCAATTAAAGTACATGATGACTTTATGAAGGCTGCAACTAAAGGAACACCTTATACACAACAGTATCCAATTTATTCGGATAATCCAAAAGTAACTAAGGAAGTTGATGCACAAGCTATTTGGAAAAAGGTAATTCATAATGCTTGGAAATCAGCAGAACCTGGGGTATTGTTTTGGGATAAAATTATATCAGAATCACTAGCAGATTGCTACGCAGACTTAGGGTATGAAACAGTATCTACTAATCCATGTGGTGAGATACCTTTATGTCCTGACGATAGTTGTAGACTATTAGCAATCAACCTATATTCATATGTAGAAAATCCTTATACCGATAAAGCAAAATTTAACTTTGGGTTATTTAAGGAACATGCTAAATATGCAACAAGAATGATGGATGATATCGTGGATCTTGAAGTAGAAAAGATTGATGGTATTTTAGAAAAGATCCAAAGTGATCCTGAGAAAGATACTACTAAGAGAACTGAGTATGAGCTTTGGAAAAGAATCCAAAAGAAATGTCAAGAAGGTAGAAGAACAGGTATTGGTATTACTGCAGAAGGAGATATGTTAGCCGCATTAGGACTTACATATGGCACTAAGAAAGCAACTAGTTTTGCAACTAAAGTACATAAGACTTATGCTATCGAAGTATTCAGATCTTCTAACCAATTGGCACAAGAAAGAGGAAGTTTCAAAATTTGGGATGCTAAGAGAGAACAAGATAACCCAATCTTAAATAGAATTAAAAAAGAAGATCCTGAGTTATACGAAAACTTAATGAAGTATGGTAGAAGAAATATTGCTCTTTTAACTATTGCACCAACAGGATCTGTTAGTATTATGACACAAACTAGTTCGGGGATTGAGCCTGCGTTTATGGTAGCCTATAAAAGAAGAAGAAAGATCAACCCAAATGATAAAGATGCTAGAACAGACTTTATCGATGAGGTAGGTGATCATTGGGAAGAATATAATGTATTCCACCACGGCTTTGAGAGATGGATCAAAGCAACAGGTCATAAATTCCTTACTAAGAAGGAGAAGGAAACGAGATTAGAAGATCTTCCTGATGAAACTATTGATAAATTAACTAAGAAGTCTCCTTATTATAAAGCGATGGCTAATGATGTTGATTGGGTAGAAAAAGTGAGAATGCAAGGTAAGATTCAAGAATGGATAGACCACTCTATTTCAGTAACGGTTAATTTACCTGAGCATGTATCAGAAGAATTAGTGAATGATGTATATGTTACGGCTTGGAAAGAAGGTTGTAAAGGATGTACTATCTATCGTGACGGATCTCGATCAGGTGTATTAATTAACAAAGAAGAAAAGGAAAAACAAGCTTTGTTCGAAGACGTTAATGCTCCAAAAAGACCTAAGACCTTAGATTGCTCAGTAATGACTTTCCAAAATAAAGGAGAGAAATGGATTGGTTTCTTAGGTTTATTAGACGGAAGACCATATGAGATCTTCACAGGCGCACACGATAATTTCCCAATTCCAAGTTATGTAGAAGAAGGAAAAATCGAGAAAGTTAAAGTGAACGGAAATGGATCTAATTACAACTTCATCTATAAAGATAAAACAGGAACAGAAATCACTATTCCTAATCTAAATCACGCATTTGAGGAAGACTATTATGATTTAGCTAAGACCTTCTCAGCTATATTAAGACATGGTATGCCACTTACTTATGTAGTAGAATTAATCGATGGTCTAAACTTAGACGGAGATTTGATAACTACATGGAAATCAGGTGTTAAACGAATGATCAAAAAGTTCATCAAAGATGAAACTAAAGTATCAGGGAAAACATGTAAAGAATGTGGATCAGAATCGTTGGAATATAAAGAGGGCTGCCTTACGTGCCTGAATTGTGGAAATTCAAAATGTGGATAACAAAAAAGCCCCTTAATTGGGGCTTTTTTTATGTGTAAAAATAACTAACCGTAATAGGTAAATCGAATTCGGATATCTCATTGGCTACCCAAGGGGCTATTTCACCTAATTCTACTTTATCTGATTTAACTTTAATGACTGTTTGTTCGGGGTGGAAATAGATATAAACATCTTCTGTATCAACATTTACTGTACCCCATCTATCTATCACAAAATCTAGACTTAGTTTATTACATATCTTTATACACCCATCATTAAATATATTTTTATGTTCTATATTTCTATATCCTTCTCCTTGGAAATATATTCCATTAATACTTATGTGAGCCTTTTTTGCATCTTTAGGATCTAATGTAATACCACCCCCATGAGGTCTTTGTTCAGCAGCCTCATTCATCTTAGTAGATACTTTGTTTATAACATCTTTATTTTTAATATACTTCATTTCTCTTGTTTATTTTCATATTATATATTATATTTGTAGTATGATAAATTGGGAGAATGGAGTAGAATCCGCAGAAGATAAAGAGCTAAAACAATTAGCTAGAGATATATATGATAATAAGGTATTGACTGATCGACATTTAAGTGAACACGATCAACATTTGTTACCTGTGATATTTATGCCCATGGGAGGGCTGATGGGACCGCAACCGCCTGATGAACCAAATCCACCTAATGATAAGCCCGAAACTTTATTAGACAATAGAGAAAATAAACTATATGAATTAGTCGATAGAGAGAAGAAAGAAGAAGAGTATGAAAAGGATATGAAAGTTTATGAAAAGGAACTAAAAGATTATCAAGAAAAATATATCCCTACTATTGGTCTAATATATGAATATTTAGATACCGAACAAGGATCAAGAGGCATCAATGGTTATCCTTCTTTCTTTTCGATGCGAATGCTTAATAAAGAAGACACTGTTAAAATGTTTGATTATTTAGAAAAATACAGAGAGAAAAGGAAAGTATTGGATACAGACTTTTAATCTAAGTCGAAAGCTACTAGTTCACCTTCATTGTTTATCCCAAATTGACCTTCGAATACATCAGACCAATTCGGAAACAATTTGCTAACACTAATCAAAACTTCGATCAATTCTTTAGTAAAATCAGTATAATAGCCTCTTTTTTTGAGTAGATCGATCAATTTTAAGTAATTTTTCTTAACAAACTCAAACAGAAGCGTAAGGGTATTAACCTTGCCTTCTCGCTCAACTAAACGCTTATATATCTCATGGAAGTCTTCGGGTAGTTCCTTTACTTGATCCAAAGAGAATAATACATTATAAATATTTTGTTCTTCGTGTTGTATCTTCTCTCTGATATCAGTATTTAGTTTTTCCATTATAATATAACCTACACTATCAGCCTTTAATAGACCCACACTGTTCTTCAGTAATTCTTCTAGTTCACCGAATTTAACCACACCACTAAGCTTATCTCTTGTTTCGATACTTGTGAATAGTTTACCATCCTTAACTAGTTCCTTTGGTGGCTCAAATGTTCCTGTTTCATATATTTTACCAATACGATCATAATCTTTATTAACTATTTTGTTGAGGTTATGGATGTTACTAACATTGGTTATCTTAATTACTTTATCATCACCAAATAGATATACTAATGATTCTCTGCCGTAGCCGATCTTCTGTCCTACTGCATTATCAAATTTATTGTTTAAGAATTCAATTAATTTTTCCATGTATCGATACCTTTAATATATCTTTTAGATTCATTCATTTTTTTGAACATATCCTCTCTTTGCTTAACTAACTTTAAATATTCTTCTATATCTAATTCAAGAATTACATTACCCGATTCTATTAAGTTTATATTATGACCTAATAAATCATCTGTTAATAATTCACTCAAGTCCTTTCGGTAATCACTATGGTGTACAAACTTCTCTTTTTTTTGATCATATACTGAGTACTGCCAAGTTTGTTCCCCATCAGCGTAAAATTGTATTTTTGCTATAAAAAATTTCTCTCTTTTAAATTCTATTTCAACTAAATATGCTTTGAATATTTTTGTTGAACTTTTATCCGATAGATAATTATTTACTAAATATTCATCACCGAATATACGATTGGGCAAGTGTTCTAAAAATTTTTTAGTAATATCTTCATTTGTGTTGAAAGATTCAAATGTTTTAACCCTTTTTTCGTTCATTGATATAACTGCATTAGTAGTAGCATCCATTGCATTTTTTATTTCAAAGATATCTTTTTGTATAACTAGTTCAAATTCATTTTTTGATTTATCGAAATCAGAAAATACATTATCATAACATTTAGCTTTTTCTTTACTGATTTCAGGATGGTTATCTTTTAAAATAGTAGCGAAAATAAAATCTCGGTTTTCGAATTCGTTTTCTTCATCGATATATACAAAGCGGTTTTGATTCATAGTTACCTCATCATACATTTGATCTTCTAAAAATAAGTAATATATTTTGTTATTCTTTTTATACTTAAATAGAGAATATTTAACATTTACGTATTTTATGTCTTCTTCTCTTCTATTATCCATTTCTTTGAAATGAACAGAGGCTAACTTACTTGCCATTGTGATAAACAATTTATCAACATCAAATGATTCATTAATTTTCTTAAACATTTGATTCCTTTCTTCTTCTATTTGAAGCCACTCCCTCATTTCCATAGTTCTCATGTGGTTCAATTCTCCCTCGGCAGTAGAATACTTTGTTACGGTTTCATCATGGAGAATTTCATACATATCATCAAAAGTAACTTCTGATAAAACCTCATAATATTTATCGTCATATTTCTGACGATAAGCAATATCTATAAATCTACTATTAGTAACAGCACAATCTATAAATTTCTTTTCTTCTTTAACATAGAAATAAGTATTCAATTCTGTTGTATCTCCCATCCCATCCATTTTATCTTGTGTAAATACGAAATAATAACTTTCATTATTTAAAAGACTTAGTTCATATAGATGTGCGAAAAACGCACCTAAATCGTCTTCGTCTTCTTGTTGGTGTTCTATGAAATAGTGTTTAGCTTCTTTAAACTTTTCGTCAATAAGAGTAAGATAAGCTCTCTCAATATCTTCACCCATTTTTTTCTCATTTAATTTCTTAAATCCATCTTCTCTTTCTTTGATAATTTTTTCCCAATCAAAGATATCGATTGAAACTATCACCTTTATATCATCGTCTTCTTGTTCTATTCCTTCCAATCCTTCACTACCTATAAGATCATGTACTTCATCAGCATGATCTAAAAACGCTTTTTCTTCTTTTTCAGATGTAAAATTAGAATTCTTAAAACTACCATCTTTTTTATCATAAACAAAGACTATATATTCTATATCCTGATCATAAATCACGTTTCTTACTACGGTATAAATACCATTTATCTTATATAACACATGGCTATAATATTCAATATCTTCATTAAAGTCTTTAATGTCTAATTCTAACATAGGGTAGCTAAATCTATAAAAAACTTCTTTTATTTTTTCTATATTATTACTACTCTCATTAAGTTTAATCAATGCATCTCTCGTTTGTTTCATACTGTTAATGTATTGTTCCATATTAATGGTTTGGATAATCTCACTATAGTCTTCTATAAAAGAAGTGTATTCATAATCTTCGTCATTATCATCATCTTCCAAATAATAGTTTTCTTCTGCGAATTCGTCAGTTTGGTATAGAAAATGTTCTTTATCGACAGTACCATCACGATCTATATCATAGACTGCTTTTATCATGTAGCCATAGTATTCATTTTTCAATAAATACGTCATTAGATGTGGTTCTAATCCATCACTTTTTTGTTCTAAGTAATAATCCATATTAGGTTCGAATATATTTTTAATCACGAACACAAGGTATTTCTTTTTCAGATTATTTATATCAATTTTACCTTCTTTGAAGAGTTTGAAGTTTTTCATATTAATATATATATTAAATATGAAGTACATAAAGCTATTTGAAGATCACAAAAGCCAAGATATTATATTACCTAAGGGTACTGTTTTATACCATGGGACGATAGAAGACTTTGGTATCGAAAACATCAGAACGGGTGGTTATGATAATATATTATGGACTACTAAAGATTCAGCTATTGCTGATACATATATTCCCGATAGTGGATCAAGTGTCTATATGAGTACAGATAGTCTAGTATACCCTGTTAGGGAAGGAGATTTAAGAAATTTACAAAAAGAGATTGGTATTGAATATGATTATGATCAAGTAGAATTCAAAGGAAGTAGAGCGACATCATATCCGATTGCTCCTATATTTAAGGATATAGATAAAAAAGAATATAAATGGAACGAGGAATCAATGAAAATAGATTCTTTATTCAGAGAGAAAACAAAGGAAATAAATGATATTTATGATAAGGTTGAAACAAAAGAAGAATTAGCTAAAGTACAGAAGAAAGTAGACCAACTACATAGAGAGATAACCGAGTTAAGTAATAAGAAAGAAGAATTGTCTAGTATGTATACTGATATGAGAGCTGATATTAAAATGAGAGAATTTGTAAATAACTATTTAAAAAACGAACTCAATTATGTACCTAAAAATGAGAATAGTGATAAAAACCATAGTTGGAAAATAAAAATCAACATCAACAATGGTAAGGCATTAAAGGGAGATGAACACGCTAAGGGTAGATTACTTATTATTACGTTACAAAGAGACTTAAAAATATATGATATGACCGATGGTGGAAAGCTTGAAGGAGATCTGATGAACCTTCAATACCACTCCCATGGCGTATTTAAATCAGCAGCCGAGAACGGATATGACGGAGTTAGGATAAATGACTTTGCTCAGATAGAAGGAATGGGTAATTTCGGACACACATCTTATGGTATATTTAATGATGCTATAAAGGATCTAAAAATAGAATCAGTTTTATCAGAACACCCTAAAGATTTTTGGGGAGAATACTACCAAAAAAGAGACTATACTAGTAAAAGCTTAAAATAATTTTCGTATATTCTGCTAGTAGGGCTTAAACATCCCAAAACTTATTACTCTCTTCGATCTGAGAATTAATATCAATCTTATTTATCCCATTACTATCTCTTTGACAAACTTTAATTTTCCATTGTTGGTATTCATCATTTGTTTCAATAGGATGTATTACAGACACTTCTGTATTTAATGCAAAGAATTTATCTCTTTTTTTAGCATCCATAAATAAATAGGCATCATCCCCTGCATACACACCCATTACTTTATATCCTTTGATTTGTTTCCAAAACTCGAAATTGATAAGTAAACAACCACCTGCTATCCCCCCACTGTTATTGTTCCAAATATATTTCTGATCATTGATTATTTTCTCAGAAACTAAATGATGTATTAAATGACAATTTCCTTCAAGTTGATTAAATGCAATTACTCCCATATTATCAATAGTAGTCATCCTTTGAATCTCATGGTAATAATTAACATCGTCTAAAAATACTATATCACTATCCATAGTAAGCATATAATCATAATTAAGCGAAAGAGATAGCTCATTTATATTATGAGCCTTACCATAGTTCTTATCTTGTCTGATCATATTTTTCGGACTTAATGCTCTAATCTCGGTTCTTATTTCATCCCAATATTCATCTTTACACCAACCAATAAAATATAGATCATACTCACTTATATTTTTGAGTGATCTAATGGATCTAATAGACCTATCCTTTATCGTTTCATCGGGTACGAATATATTTTGTATAACACATATCTTAGTTTTCATATAAATAATTAATATTCAGATTTTCCTCTCTATGTTTATCCACTAGAGTAAAGTGTGTGTTAAATCCATATCTAACCTTTTTAAGCCAATCTTTTTCTGCTCCTTTAAAGTTATTAAAGAAGACTTTTCTTTTAATTAATGGTAGATTTTTCCTGATAAGTATATCAGCGAAATAAACGGCTATATTAGTCATATGAGCCTTACTATACTTCTTACTATCGAACATAGATCTAAGTATATAACCAAAGCCCAATACTTCCTGCGAGAAGCCTATTTCGTAGGTGTGAATAACCTCAGTGAAATCATTTTTGATCCCATTTTCTATTAGGTAGTTAATAAATAGGTCGGTTGCTCTTTTACTTAGAACTAAGAAATATGATTGTAGGTGATATTTTATCTCATGTGAATCAGTTATCCCAAACACATCACAATCATCTTTGTCTACTTCTTCCTTGATCTTATTCAATGAGTTGAAACATACCATTGAATCATTTACTAAGAATAGTTTATTACAATCTATTTTATTGTTAGTTAAATATTTATGGTACATACCGAAGTCATATCCACTGTTTTGATATTTATAATAGCTGATATTGAGTTCGTCTAATATATCTATATTCTTTATCTCTCGATCATTAGTTAATAAAATTATATGGTCTACTACCTCAGAAAGCTTTTCTAAATAGTATATTACATAATTGGGTATGTAATTATTTTCATAATAGTGGCTGAAAAGACATAGGTTCATCCTTGGTTATTATTTTTTGCCCCAAAACGCCTTTGTTAAAAAGAAACTGTAGAATAATCTAAATGTAGTATTCCAAATAAATCCCAAAATAATCCAATTTATTATCCCTAAAAGTATAATAGTAGGAGATACAGCAGCCATACCACATATAGCAAATATCATTAGCATCTTAAAGAAATGCCATGCGTCTGTTAACTGAACAGGTTTGTTTATTTTAAACCCCAGTATATTCCATTTTACTCTACCTTTCTTTGGGTTTCTGTCTACATATTTGTTTCTCCATCCTTGGTTAGAGTTGAACCATAATCTTCTTTTCTTATTCTTGATCAAATCAAACACTGATGTAAAAAAGTGGTGATCTAATTTATCCATCACTGCGTTACACGCTGCAGCAATAAATATGAATATAAAAGGCAAAAATCCTATAAACATAATTATTTAAAAATATTTTCTATTCTACTGTATAAGTCATATAATACAGTTATTGTTAAATAGCTACCTGAGATACCAAATATGATTATACCGAATTTCCAATCAAAAAATTGAAATGCTACAAAGCTTAGTATAACTAGTAATGTAGCAAATAACTTCTTAAATAATGAAGATGTAATAAATGATTCTAAATTTTTCTCTTTAGGTTTTATAACACCGCTTACTTTCTTTCTCTTGTTAGCCATGTCATATATATTAAAACTCTTTTATGTGTTCTAATATTCTATGCGGGTGTAGTGATGATACTACCTAATTGTTCATTAGGATCTTGTTGATTAAGGAATTTCTTGATATATCTAAATAGTTCCCTTTCTTTTAGTAATCTATCCAATTCTTCTTGGCTTTTTCTTGCTGCTTCTTTTTTCCCTATTTGAATATCCGAAGATATTATTTTTTCAAACAAAGGCTCAATCTCACCAATGGCATCAATTTTTTTCACAACATTTAGTAAGACATCAGCAACAGTGTGATCATTAGTTATATCTTTATAGTTATTGAGTAGCTTAATATGATTTTCTTCTAATTCAATACCTTCTTCAACATATTCGTATGGATCTAAGTTCTTTAGTTCCTCTAATTCCTCTTGGTTTTCTTTAAGCCATATAGCATATTCTGCCATAAATTCAGGATCTGAAATAACTTGTGATTTACTAGGGTTCACAGGACTACCATTTTCATCTAAACAATCTAAGTAAAGTCTGATGAAATTAAGATTACCATCCTTTTCGTGGACATTATATCCTTTAGTCGGTGTATAGAAATACATACTTCGAGGGCTACCTAAAGAAGAAGTAGATAATATGTTTTCTTTAACCCAACCTTCTTCGACTAGCTCTTCAACTATATCAGATATTTCAGAACTGCTGTCTAATATAATTCCTGATAATCCTTGACCCGATTGCTTATGTATTGTAACTATTTTTTCGTAGATATTCTCTTTGGTATATTCCATTTAACAAATATAGTAAAATTATACCATATCTTGAAACATTTGACTTTCTTTGGCTCGTCTTTTAACAAGACCACCATAACCTTTCTTTAATCTAGTGGTTTTGATTCGTTCTCCCGCTTCTTTCATCTTATTCTGTTTAACCAATTGTATGAAAGGGCTAGACCTTAACCCACCCACGCCCATATTATAAGCCATGGATACTAGAGCATCAAACTGTGATTGTGTTAACTTGATATCAACACCTTCTTTTTGCCATTGTTTAAATATTCGCCTAACACCTTTTGTTGTTCTTCTAAGGTCTTTCCTGAATAAACGATCAGCTTCTTTTAAAGAGATCTTATCTCCAATTTTATATTTAGATTTTAAGCTATCTTCTGCGTGTCCGTATCCAATTGTGATCATTTTATCATTTATTGTATATGCTGTTAATTTAAGATCTTCTTCCTCTTTTAAGAATTCTATTAGATTTTCAGAAACATCTAACTTAGTAGGATCGAATTTCTTTACCTCTTCTATTTCTTCTTTAGGTTCAACACTTTTTTGAACCATCTCTACGAATTCGTTTGTTAATTGAGGATCAACGTTCTTAGATATCTCAATAGCTTCTGAGTCAGTTAATCCACCCATATTCATAATGAATGGTGTTAATAATGCTAAGATACCTAGTTTAACGTATTTCTTCTTAGATTTTATTCTTTCTAATAAGTTTTTAAACCACTGCTTTTTATCACTAGCTTTATTCATAGAATTAACCATTGCTTTAGTGATCTTATTTCTGTGATCTATTTCAATACCTTTATCGAAATCCCATTCATAATCTACGCTTTCTAATAAATTATATAACAAGAACGTATCATAACTGTTAAGTTTTTCCATATAATATATATATTAAATTACTTTGCTTTTTTCTCCATATCAGATAACCTGTTATAATAATCAGGTATCTCTCTGATGTGAGACTCAGCGATTTTCTTATAGAAATCTTTCTCTGACCAAGGCATAGATATGTTTTTCTTTTCTATATATTTTTGTAGTTCGTTGTATATATCAGAATGTTCCTTTTCTACCTTAATTCCCATTTCTAATTGTTTATCTGTATCTACGGCTTCGTTAAATCTTTTAATCTTCATTATAGTAATGCTTTATTTTATATATTTAATATGTAAAACACAAACAACAAAAAAGGAGAGCTAAACTAGTTAACTCTCCTTTTCCATATTGTAATAAATATTACAACAATTATACACTTGTTATATAAAAGTTATGAAAAAAGTTTAGTATTTTCTATAATACCACCAACTAAAATCATATTATCTTTATATACGACTGCAGATTGACCCTTAGCAGTAGCATTAAAACGATCAGAAGTATATACATCAAAACCATCATCCTTTAAGTGAATTCTACCATTAATAGCATCACCCGTTGATCTAACTTTAACAGATACTTCTTCTCCATCAACGATGTTTAACATATAATTAGGATCTTTGGCTACAATGACATTCCTTTCTAAATCTTTTCTACGACCTAGATAAATCTTATTTGTATCAGGATCTATACGTGTTATGTATACGGGGTAACCTAAAGCTACACCTAATCCCCTTCTTTGTCCAATAGTATAAAAAGGATGACCCTTATGTTTCCCGACAACCTTATCATTCTCAAAGAATTCGCCACCGTCTAATTTAGATAGATCAGGATTCTTTCTTAGTAAGAAATTGTCTTGTGTTCCATCCATATCAACAAAGCAGATATCAGCACTTTCAGACTTATTAACTATATCAGTTAATCCTCTTTTAGCTGCCATCCATTTTACGTCTTCCTTTAAATATTCACCTAACGGAAATAATGTTTTTGAAAGATCATTTTGTGATAAATTCCATAAGAAATATGTTTGATCTTTAGTAGTATCTTTGGGTGTACCGATACTATACTTACCATCCTTTTCGATGATCTTAGCATAGTGTCCTGTGGCTACATAATCACAATTTAGTTTATCGGCAATTTCCATCATAGACCCCCACTTCACATGTTTATTACACATAACACAAGGATTAGGGGTATTGCCGACACTACTGTTATTTACGTAGTCATCGATCACATATTTAGTAAATTCTTTGGTAAGATCCACAAGATTAAATGGGAAATCATATTCTACTGATATGTTTCTAGCATCATTAACATCATCTAAGTTACAACACTTAGTTGAACTCATATTAGATGTTAGTTGTAGTCTTTCTTCACCAAGCTTTAACATAACACCAATTACATCTGCACCTGCTTCTTGTAATAAGATAGCAGCCATAGATGAATCGATTCCACCTGACATTCCAACTAATACTTTTTTATTTTCTAAATTAGGTAACATAATGTTATGTATTTTAAATACAAAGTTACCTATTTTATATTAAGGTATCAATATATTTCTTTCTTTGTAATACTTTTTCGAATTTTCCAATATTATCTTTTACATACTCTTGGTGTTCTTCTCCTTCTTTAGTACCACCAAAACTCAGAATTTTTAATTTTTTTTCTTTGAGATATAAGAAACAATGTGTAGTAGCGTATATTTCATCAATATCTCTCTTTATCCAATAATAATCAAAGGTATTTAAATCTTTATTTATATGGGTTACTTTATAGTTAGAGGTGATAAAATAATCTATTGTCATTGAGTTTATCTTATCGGCAAAATCATTTATTATAAATTTACATAATTCTTCTTGATGGTCTAAAAGGAAGTCACTGATTACAATATTCATTATCTAAGTAAAAATTTAAAGAATCCACCTTTATATTCTACAATATAGATACCTTCTTTGAGATCACTGTCGAATTTCACTTTTTCCCCATTAGTAGTATAAACATTTAACCATTGATCTTGTGGGATAAATTCACTTTTAATATAAATAATATTTGAATGTGTATATGAACCATCAAAATTGTATTGAGTTAACCTAATATACCCATCGTTGTAATCATATATAAATTGTGTGGAATACTCTTTTATAATATTAGAATTACCACTTCCTTCTACTCTTTTATAATTATCCCAATATTCTCTATCAACAGAGGCTGCTACTATAAAATGTGAGTTATTAGTTTCTGTTAAAGTAGTCCAATTGGCTGTTACATAATTATTAGAAAATGATACATCAAATTTAATTAATTCGATTGGGAGTGTAGAATTTGGAACACATCCCGAAAAATCACATATACTAGGACCAAATAATGTATCTGACCCTCTATATACAGTATTACCATCGATATTAATTTTAGAACCTGAATTATCACCTGATATTTGACCACTCGTATAAACTTCTATCATAACTG